GACCCCGACGTGGTTGAACAGATCGACTACGAGCAGATCCTTGCCGAGCGTAAGGCCTACACCGTGAGCTTGTGGCCCGCCGAGCAGCAGGCTGAAGTTGCCGCCACGCTCGCGCTTGAGTCGGAACCGTTGACCAAGCTGGTCCAGGAGAACGCCTACCGCGAAACCATCTGGCGTCAACGGGTCAATGAGGCGTGCCTGGCCAACTTGCTGGCCAAGGCGAAAGGCAATGACCTGGTGCAATTGGCTGCCAACGTCAACGTCCACCGGCTTGTTGTCATTCCGGCCAATCCAACAGCAGTCCCGCCCGTTACGGCGGTGATGGAATCGGATGACAGCTTGCGCGAGCGCGCACAGATGGCCTGGGAAGGACTTTCCACCGCCGGCCCGCGCAACAGCTACATCCTGCACGCCCGGAGTGCCGATGGTCGTGTGGCCGATGCCTCAGCCGAAAGCCCGGCCCCTGCCGAGGCAGTCGTCACCGTGCAGGCGCTGTTGGGCGACGGCACTGCCCCACAGGATTTGCTCGATATCGTGTTTGACTATTTGAGCGACGAGGATCGGCGTCCGGTGGCCGATCGTCTCACCGTGCAATCAGCGGAGATCCTGCCCTACACGGTCGATGCCGTGTTGTACCTGGCCACCACCGGTCCCGAGGCTGAGCCGATTCGTGCTGCAGCCGAAACCAAACTCGCAGCGTTCGTTTCGCAGCGTCGGCGCCTGGGCGTTGAAATTTCGGAGTCCGCCATCCATGCCGCCCTGCACGTCGAGGGCGTTCGCAAGGTAGAGCTCATTGACTGGATTGACCTGGCCCCTACCACCGCCCAGGCGGCGTATTGCACCGGCGTGACAGTGATAGTCGGGGGGCAACAGTGAGCACTCTATTGCCACCCAATGCCAGCCAGCTTGAGCAACTCGCCGCCCAAGCGTTGGCGCGCATCGAGCGTGTCCCCATTCCAATCCGCGACCTGGTCAATCCCGATCGTTGCCCTGTCGACCTGCTGCCCTACCTCGCCTGGGCATTTTCCGTCGACCGTTGGGATTCCAACTGGTCGGAAGCCATTAAGCGCCAGGTCATCAAGACCTCGTATTACGTCCACTCACGCAAGGGCACCATCGGCGCCCTGCGGCGCGTCGTCGAGCCCCTGGGTTACCTGATCGAGGTGCTGGAGTGGTGGCAGACCGTGCCGGAAGGCGTGCCGGGAACATTCGCTCTCAAGGTTGGGGTACTCGATACCGGCATCACTGAAGAGATGTACCAGGAACTGACCTGGCTCATCGACGACGCCAAACCCCTGACTCGTCATTTGACTGGGTTAGCCATCAGCTTGGAAACCTCGGGCGGCTTTCATCTCGGGGCTGCACTGCACGAAGGCGACGAAATCGATGTTTACCCACCGCAGCCGCGAGACATCGAAGTCTCGGGCGTTATCGGTCGTGGTGGGCGTGACCACACAATCGACACTCTGGAAATTTACTCATGATCGACCAGACCTCACTGTTCTTCGCCATCCTGACCAACGTCGGCGCCGCCAAACAGGCGAACGCCGACGCCCTGGGCATCCCTTGGAAGATCACTCAAATGGGCGTGGGGGATGCCAATGGTACCGATCCGATCCCGGCGGCCACACAAACCGCATTGATCAATGAAAGGCGTCGGGCTCCGCTAAATCAGCTCAAAGTTGATCCAGCCAACAGCGCTATCATTGTCGCCGAGCAGGTCATTCCGGCCGAGGTTGGTGGCTGGTGGATCCGAGAGATCGGTTTGTACGACGTCGACAACGACCTAGTGGCCATCGCCAACTGCGCGCCATCCTTCAAGCCGTTGCTCACGCAGGGTTCTGGTCGCACGCAGGTCGTTCGAATGAACCTGGTTGTCAGCAACAGCAGCACCGTCGAACTCAAGATTGATCCGAGTGTGGTCCTGGCAACTCGGGCGTACGTGGATCAAAAAGTACTTGAGGAGCTGTACAAGCTCGACAGCAAGCAGTCGGTGCGCGTCGCCACCACGACCAACATTGCGCTGTCTGGTCTTCAGACCCTTGACGGCGTGCCACTGCTGGCCGGTGATCGGGTGCTGGTAAAAAATCAAACAGCCGCCAAGGACAATGGCCTATGGGTGGCGGCAGCGGGGGGATGGTCGCGCGCAGCGGATGCCGATTCCAGTGCCGACGTCACATCGGCCTTGCTGGTGTCGGTCGAGCAGGGCAATACGTTGGCTGACACCCGTTGGCAGTTGATCACTGATGTGGCGATCGTCCTGGGCACCACGCCGCTGACTTTTCAAGATGTCACACAGGGCTATGCGCCGATCAATTCCCCGGCCTTTCAAGGCGCCCCTACGGCACCGACTCCGCCCCAGTTCGACAGCTCCCTCAGACTGATGAATACCGCTCACCTCAAGCGGGCGGGTGTGGAGTATTCAACCCTCAATGCGGTTGGCGTCAGCACAGTGCTAACGAACTCCAGTATCGGCGGCGTGGTTAGTACCACCTCGGCCACGCCGATCAATGTGACGTTGCCGCCCACGGCAGGCGTTCCGCTTGGGGCAACCGTTGAGGTGGTCAATGCGGGCGCCGGCGCAGTAACTGTATTGGCGTCTGGTGGTGATGTGCTGGCTTCGCAGAGCGGCGTCCTTGTACCGGTCGTCTTGGGGGCAGGCAGTGACGCTTGTTTCGTCAATGTGATTGGTGGATGGCGTTTGTGCGGCGGCTCTATTGCGCTGAAATATTCTGCCGAGTTCGCCTTGAATGTTTCGTCGAACGGATATCAAAAATACCCTTCGGGGCTGATCGAGCAATGGGGGGGTGTCTCTGTCGTAGATAACACCGAGCAGACCATCACCCTTCCCACCGCTTTCCCTAACGCTATTCTCGGGGTTATGGGGTCTGCCGCCCTCGCAGCAGCAGCCGGCGCCGGTGAGTTCGCCACGGGAGCTGCGCGGCGAAACGCCACCAGTCTAAGTACCATTTTAGTAAGCGCGAACACGGGGCCGACCACGGCAGTAACTCAATTCATAACCTGGCGCGTATGGGGATATTGAGCATGATCTTATTTAATGCAGCCACGTCTGGTTTCTACGACACGGCCATTCACAACTCTATCCCAGAGGGATGCGTCGAGGTTTCCGCCGAGGATCACTGCGCGCTCATGGATGGGCAGTCTGCCGGAATGGCAATCGCTGCTGACGAGTCCGGCAACCCTGTCCTGGTTGCGCGCCCGGTGGCGCCCCCCGACTATCCTGCACGCATCGCGGAGCGCCGGTATCGGGCTGAAACTGCTGGCATCTTGGTCAGTGGCATGCCACTGGACACCGGCCGCGATAGCCAGGCCCTGTTGACCGGAGCCGCGCTGGCGGCAGTGATCGACCCTGCCTACCACTGCAAGTGGAAAACCGTCGAAGGCTTTGTCGACCTGGACGCGCAGACTATCATCGCCCTGGCCAGCGCCATGCGAGCCCACGTGCAGGCCTGTTTCGACCGCGAGGCCGAATTACTCGAGGCCCTGGAAGCGGGAAACTACACCGATGCGCTTCTCGACCAGGGCTGGCCGGTATGAGCCGGTTTGTGACCACCTTGCAAGTGGAACTGCAGGAGGATCGCAGTACCTGGAAGCTGCTGAGCGACTTCGTTTATGAAGACTCCGAGCACGGCCGCATTGCCGTGTCTCGCGGGTTCGAGACGGACTTCGCCAGCGTACCGCGCATACCCGTGATCTTCGACTTGGTCGGAGCCTATGGACACGCCGCCGCCACGCTGCACGACTGGTTGTATTCCAGCGGGCTGGTTACTCGATCAAGCGCAGACCGGATATTCCGCGAGGCGCTGCGCACTAGTGGCATCGCCCGATGGCGCGCTTGGCTGATGTGGGCAGGCGTTCGGCTCGGCGGCACATCGCACTACCGGCACCCGGACTCCTTCTGATTCTGGGTGCTGCGCACTGTAACGCCGTTCACTACAACTCCCCGCGCTCGTCCAATCAACGCGCGCGCGTCAACCTGCGCTACATCGCCACCAACGCGCAGGAATCCCCCCATGGCAACTGACTACCATCACGGCGTCCGAGTCGTCGAAATCAACGAGGGCACCCGCCCCATCCGCACAATCGCCACGGCAGTCGTCGGCATGGTCTGCACAGCAAGCGACGCGGACCCGGTCGCATTCCCACTGAACAAGCCCGTTCTGCTCACCGACGTGCTGACCGCCAGCGGCAAGGCCGGCGAGCTCGGTACGCTGGCTAAAAGCCTGGACGCCATCGCCGACCAGGCCAGCCCGGTAACCGTTGTGGTACGGGTGGAAGAAGGCGCGACCGAAGCAGAAACCACCTCCAACATCGTCGGTAGTGTGAGCGCCAACGGACAGTACAAAGGCCTCAAGGCGCTGCTCGCGGCCGAAGTCCAACTCGGTGTGCGTCCGCGCATACTCGGGGTGCCAGGTCTGGACTCACTGGCCGTCACCACCGAGCTGGTTGGCATCGCGCAGAAGCTCCGAGGTTTTGCCTATGCCAATGCCTGGGACTGCGAGACCGTCTCCGAGGCGATCGCATACCGCGAGAACTTCGGTGCGCGGGAACTGATGACCATCTGGCCGGACTTCATTAACTGGGACACCACGACGAATGCGGATGCCCCCGCCTCGTCCATCGCCCGCGCGCTGGGGTTGCGCGCCAAGCTTGACGAGCAGGTCGGCTGGCACAAAACCCTGTCCAACGTGCCGGTCAACGGTGTGTCTGGGCTGAGCAAGGACATCTACTGGGATCTGCAGAACCCAGCCACCGACGCCGGCCTGCTCAACGCAGCTGACGTCACCACCTTGATTCGCCGCGAAGGCTTCCGTTTCTGGGGCTCGCGCACCTGCAGCGACGATCCACTGTTTGCCTTCGAGAACTACACCCGCACCGCCCAGGTACTCGCCGACACCATGGCCGAGGGCCAGTTCTGGGCGGTGGACAAGCCCATGCACGCAAGCCTGGTGCGCGACATCGTCGAAGGCATCAATGCGAAGTTCCGCGAGCTGGTACGCCTGGGCTACCTGATAGGCGGCGAGTGCTGGTACGACGAGGCCGCCAATGACAAGGACACCCTGAAGGCCGGCAAGCTGTACCTGGACTACGACTACACGCCGGTACCGCCGCTGGAAAACCTGAACCTGCGCCAGCGCATCACCGATCGCTACCTGGTCGACTTCGCCAGCCGCGTCAACGCCTGATCACCCATTCACCCACGCGGCCTCGGCCGCGCCGTAGGAGAGCGCCCCAATGGCCCTGCCCAAAAAGCTCAAGAACATGAACCTCTTCAACGACGGCGTCAGCTACGTCGGCCAGTCGAAGAGCGTCACCCTGCCCAAGCTCGGGCGCAAATTCGAACAGTTCCGTGGTGGTGGCATGGACGGCCCGGTCAAGGCCGACCTCGGCCACAGCGACGACGGCATTCAGCTGGAATGGACACTCGGCGGCTGGGACCTGACCGCACTGCGTCAATACGGCGCCGTTTCTGCCAGTGGCGTGATGTTGCGTTGGGCTGGCTCCATTCAACGCGATGACACCGGCGACGTTTCGGCCGTCGAGGTCGTTGTGCGTGGTCGCCATGAAGAAATCGACATGGGAGATGCCGAGTCCGGTGAGGACACCGAGCACAAGTTCACCACCACCTGCAGCTACTACAAGCTGTCGATCGATGGAAACGTGGAAGTCGAAATCGATCTGCTCAACTTCATTTTCAACGTCAACGGCAAAGACATGCTGGCTGAACACCGCAAAGCCATCGGCCTCTAGCCGTGCCACCCAAGGCGGCTCCCCTACCCCACTCTCAGGACATCACCATGCCAACGCCAGAAAAAGCTCCACAAAAGAACCCCAATGTTGAAGACGTCACCCTGGATACTCCGATCAAGCGCGGTACCGAAGAAATCACCTCCGTCTCGTTGCGCAAACCCATGTCGGGCGAGCTGCGTGGCGTGAGCCTGTCGGACTTGCTGCAGATGGATGTCCTCGCCTTGCGCAAAGTCCTGCCGCGTATCACCAGCCCTGCGTTGACCGATTTTGAACTCGGGCAGATGGACCCGGCCGACCTGGTGCAGATGGCCACCGTGGTGACAGGTTTTTTGCTGCCGAAGTCGGCGAAGGTGGATGCGTCCCTCGTTGCGTAGATGACGCCATGGCGGACATCGCCGTGATTTTCCACTGGGGGCCAGCGGCCATGGATCCGCTGTCCCTCGCTGAGTTAATGGAGTGGCGCGAGCGCGCCCGGGTAAGAAGCGGGGCAAAAGATGACTGACAAGCTGCAGCTCCAAGTACTGCTGTCGGCGGTCGATAAGGTCACCGCCCCCCTGAAGAGGATCAGCAATGGCAGCAATGCCACCTCACGTGCGCTCAAGGAAGCACGCGACCAGTTGAAGGCGCTCAACGCACAGCAATCGGACATTTCCAGCTACACCCGCCAACGCGAGGCCGTGCGCCAAACCTCGGAGGAACTGGCCAAGGCCCAGGACAAATTGCGCCTCTATCGCGAGCAACTCAAAGGCATGGACGCCCCATCGGCGGCTTTCCAGAAAACCTTTGTCAACGCCACCGCAGCGGTGGAAAAGCTCAAGAACAAGCATGGCGAGCAACGCGCCGAATTGCAGCGCCTGATCCCCCTGGTCAAATCCACCGGGGCTGATACCCGCAATCTGGGCAGCACGGAACGCCGGCTGAAAACTGACATCGAGGCCGCGAACCAAGCCATAAAGACCCAGCGTGAGCGGTTGGCCGCCCTGGGCAAGCAGCAAGAGCGCGTGTCCCGGTTGCAGCGCAGCTATAGCAAAGGGCGGGAGTTCGCCGGCAATGCAGCGGTAGCAGGCGCCAGTTCTGCCGCCACCGGTGCCGCCGTGGGCCTGCCGATACTCGGCATGGTGAAAAGCTATTCGAGCTTCGAGGATGCGATGGCCGGGGTGGCCAAGCAGGTCGACGGCGCACGCGACGACAATGGCAAGCTCACACAGACCTACTACGACATGGGCGCTGCCATCAAAAAAATGGCCGAGCAAATCCCCATGGCCACGACCGATATCGCCGCCCTGGTCGAAGGGGGCGCGCGCATGGGCGTCCAGGGCAAAGACAACCTGCTCGAGTTCGCCCGCGTCGCCGCGACTGCCGCGACCGCCTTTGAGCTACCGGCGGATCAGATCGGCGAGAACCTGGCCCGGATCGCCGACCTGTACAAGCTGCCGATCCAGAACGTCAGCCAACTCGGTGATGCCATCAACTACCTGGACGATAACGCCAAGTCCAAGGGCGCCGACATCATCGATGTCATGCAACGAACGGCGGGTATCACGGCCTCGGTGGGGATGTCGTTCAAGGACGCCGCCGCACTGGGTTCGACGTTCCTAACTTTGGGCTCTTCAGCCGAGGTTGCCGGCACGGCCACCAACGCTATGATCCGCGAGCTGGCGATCGCAACCAACCAACCCAAGCGATTTCAGGAAGGGTTGGCAGCCGTTGGACTAGAAGCAAAGGCCGTCCAGGAGGGGATGGCAAAAGACGCCACGGGCACCATCCAGAAAGTGCTGGATGCCATCAACAAATTGCCCAAGGGCGAACAGTTGAGTGTGACCACGCAGTTGTTTGGCAAGGAATATGGCGACGATGCCGCCAAGCTGGCCAACAACATCAGCGAATACCGACGCCAGCTCGAGCTGGTCAACAGCGTCAAGGGCGCGGGTTCGATGCAGCGTGAAGGCGACATCAAAGGCGAGCAGCTATCCGCCCGCTGGCAGATGTCGCAAAACCGCATGTTCAACCTCAGCAGCGCGATGGGGGAAACATTGCGGCCGACGCTTGTGGCCCTGGTCGATAGCTTCAACAACGTGCTCGAGAAGGTGAATGCCTGGGCTCAGGCCAACCCCGGCCTGGTCAAGGGCATTCTGACAGTTGCCGCCGGCATTGCCGCTGTGGCCGCTGGCTTCGGCGCCGCCGCGCTGGCCGTCGCGGGTGCCTTGGGACCGTTCCTGGCCGTTCGTTATGGGTTGTCGTTGATCGGTATCAGACTGCCTTCCGTACTCAGCTTGTTGGTCAATTTGGGCAGCAAAGTTCTGCCGTTGGTGGGCCAGGCCCTGTTGTGGGTTGGCCGACTGTTCATGGCGAACCCGATCGTCGCCGCCGTTGCTGCCATTGCCACGGCCGCGTACCTGATCTACGCCAACTGGGACAAGGTAAAAGCCTACCTGGGCTCGCTGTGGGTTGAGCTCAAGCAGGGCTTCAGTGGTGGCATCGCCGGCATTCTGCAGATCCTGGTCAACTTCAGCCCACTCGGCCTGTTCTACCGCGCCTTCGCTGGTGTGATGAGCTACTTCGGGGTTGAGTTGCCGGGGAAATTCACCGAGTTCGGCGGCATGATCATGGCCGGCCTGGTCAACGGCATCACCGCTGCAGCGGGCAGCGTGAAAGACGCCGTGGTTGGAGCAGGTGAAAACACCATTGGCTGGTTCAAGGAAAAACTCGGCATCCACAGCCCCTCCCGCGTGTTCGCTGAACTGGGCGGCTTCACCATGGCCGGTTTGGCTCAAGGCCTTTCCGACGGTGAGGGTGGTCCACTGGCCGCTGTCGCCGGTGCCGGCAAGCGACTGGCCCAAGCTGGCGCACTGGCGATCGGCATGGGCAGTGCCGGCGGCGCGATCGCCGTCGACAATCGAGCGCCCATTTCCACTTCTGCAGCACCGCTTGCACAGGCTGCGGGCGATCAGATCGTCATCAACATCCATCCAGCCGCGGGGATGGATCCGTCTGCCATTGCGCGAGCTGTCGCGGCCGAACTGGACAAGCGCCAGAACGCCAAGCAGGCGCGGGGACGCAGTTCCCTTTACGACCAGGAGTAATCACCCATGATGATGGCCCTCGGCATGTTCGTCTTCACCCTAGAAACTCTGGTGTACCAGGAGCTGCAGCGGCAGACCGACTGGCGCCACGGCACCACTTCACGTATCGGGACCAATCCTGCCCGTCAGTTTCTCGGCCGTGGTGAGGATGCCATCACCCTACCCGGTGTCCTGCTGCCGGCATTGTCCGGAACACCACTGAGCCTCGACACCCTGCGTGTGATGGCTGACACCGGAAAGACCTGGCCGCTCATTGAAGGCACCGGGCGGATTCTTGGAACGTGGGTCATCGAGAGCATCAACGAAACAAGGACGCTCTTTTTCACCGACGGTGCCGCCCGCCGCATCGAGTTCACCATTGCGCTCAAGCGCACCGACGACGGCCGTGCCGACCTCCTCGGCGCTGCAGCGAGCACCGCAGGAAACATCCTCAGGAGAGTTCTGTGATCGATCAGGCCCTCAACCAGGTCAATGCCTACCTTGGCAGGGCGAAAGAGGCCTACCGCGATGCGACGGCCTACCCTCGGCCGATCTGCCGCGTCCTGGTCGATGGCAATGACATCACGGCGGCGATCGAGGCGCGCTTGATCAACATCGAGCTCACCGACAATCGCGGGATGGAGGCGGACCAGTTGGACGTCACTCTCTCTGACCATGACGGCCTTCTGGCCATTCCGCCCAAGGGCGCAGTCCTGCAGGTTTGGTTGGGCTGGAGCGATACCGGCCTGGTCGACAAAGGCACATACACCGTCGACGAGACCGAGCACAGTGGAGCACCTGACCAACTCAGCATCCGAGCCCGTAGCGCAGATCTACGTGCGGGGCTGAAGGTCAAACGGGAACGCAGCTGGCATGGACAGACATTGAAAGCTGTCATCGAGGCGATTGCAGGGGCATACGGTCTCGGCGCCGTAGTCAGCGCCGCCTTCAGCGCACTCAACCTGGCTCACCTGGACCAAGCCAACGAATCCGATGCCAATTTGCTCAGCCGTCTGGGGCTCGAGAACGATGCCATCGCTACCGTGAAGGCGGGCCGTCTACTGTTCATGCCTATCGGGAAATCCACCACCGCCAGCGGGCTGAATCTTCCCCACATCACCCTCACCCGCCA